CAAGCATCCCAAGGACATCACCCATGGACGTTTTGGACCTGCCGCTGGAGCAGATCATTCCCTATGCGCGCAACCCGCGTAATAACGCGCAGGCCATTGCCACGGTCGCGGCGTCGATCCAGGAGTTTGGCTGGCGACAGCCCATCGTTGTGGATGAGGCGATGGTGCTTCTAGCGGGGCATACGCGGCTGGAAGCAGCGCGTAAGCTTGGCTTCAAGTCCGCACCGGTGCATGTCGCCAAGGGTTTGACCGAGGCCCAGGCGCGCGCCTTCCGGATCATGGATAACCGCTCCAGCGAAAACGCCGAGTGGGACAAGGACTTACTGAACCTCGAACTGGCGGATCTGCTGGAGGCTGATTTCGACCTCGGGCTGACGGGCTTCACCGACGACGAGATGAACGCGCTGATGAATAGCCTTGATGACGGCACCGGCCCGCAGGAGGGTGAGGACGAAATTCCCGAGACGCCTGAGGACCCGATCAGCCGTCCCGGCGATCTTTGGCTGCTCGGCAATCATCGATTGCTTTGCGGTGACAGCACGGTTGCGACAGACATTGAGCGGCTCCTTGGCACCGTGAAACCTCTGCTGATGGTGACAGATCCACCCTACGGCGTTGAGTACGACCCGGGCTGGCGCAATCAGGCGGGTGCCGCCAAAACCAAGCGCACTGGCAAGGTGCTGAATGACGACCGCGCCGACTGGCGCGAGGCCTGGGCGCTGTTTCCGGGCGACGTCGCTTATGTCTGGCACGGCGCGTTGCACGCAGGAGATGTCGCGGAAAGCCTTGAGGCCAGCGGCTTCAATATCCGGTCGCAGATCATCTGGGCCAAGGAACGACTGGTGCTGAGCCGCGGTGATTATCACTGGCAGCATGAACCCTGCCAACCCGCGGGCACGATGGTTTGGAAGGTGGTGGAACGGGGAGCCGGATCGCAACCCGCACAGATCGCTTCCGTGCCGATTGAGACGCTTCGAGAGGGCGATCACGTCGTCTCATACAATTCTTACGAAAGTGTCATCCGGCGCCGTGGGCGCAAGGTCACCCGGTTCGGCAAGCGACACTATGATGGCTTGATGCACACGATCGCCGCCGCAGGCCGGGTCACGCGCGCGACGGCCGAGCACCGGTTCTCTGCGCGCCTGAACGCAGAGGCTGCGGGCACGCAGGTCGTCTATCTAATGCGGCGTGGGGACTGGTGGCGCGTCGGCCGGGTTAGCCTCTTTAACACGCGGGGCTTCGGGCTCGCGACGCGTTTGTCCGACAACAAGGCTGACGAGGCGTGGATCGTCGCAACGTACCCTTCGGCCTGCCTCGCCCAATGCGCAGAGCAGATGCTCTCATGCAAATATGGCATTCCGACCACCCACTGGGAGGTCGATCAGTGGACATCAGCGAACCACCGGTCATCCGAGATGATCAACAGCATCTATGCTGCGCTGGACCTGCCTGCGCTTGATGCCAGGGCAAGCCTGTTGATGCGGGATCACCGGCTCGAGCGCGCGCATCCTTTCATCGTGGCATCTGACAATCTGATGTTCTCGCGGCAGGCAGTCCGCCAGGTGCGCGCCTGCAACCTTGTCGCCGGCCTCCATCAGATACCGATGCCAACTTGCGGGGACGACTTCGAGTGGGTGACCCTCACGGGAAATGATGCCGCGCCGTTCAGCGGGCCTGTCTATTCGATGGATGTTGAGAAGGACCAGCACTACATCGCCGACGGTCTGGTCACACACAACTGCTGGTACGCTGTGAAAAAGACTGGCAAAGGCCACTGGGCGGGCGATCGCAAGCAAACGACGCTGTGGCAGATCCCGAGCAAGGATCAGGATGCCAAGACGGTACATGGGACGCAAAAGCCGGTAGAATGCATGCGTCGGCCGATCCTAAACAACTCAAGCCCGGGACAGGCGGTCTTCGAGCCCTTCATGGGATCAGGAACCACGCTGATCGCGGCTGAGACCACGGGGCGGGTCTGTTACGGGATTGAGCTAAATCCTGCTTATGTCGATGTCGCCGTGGAGCGGTGGCAGAAGTTCACGGGGGAGCAAGCGGTGTTGGATGGCGACGAAAAGGCCTTTGACGCGTTGAAGGCTGAGCGTGAGGCTGCATGAAGCAGTCCCGTTTGATGTCACTGTTCGAGGCGATCACGAATGTCATTGTAGGCTACATATTGGCTATTGCTACGCAGATCCTGGTGTTCCCGTGGTTCGGCCTCGAGGTCGCGTTCGGAGAACATCTGGCGATAGGCATGGCCTTCGTCGCCGTCTCTCTGGCCCGCAGTTATCTGCTACGCCGTTTGTTTGCGCTGATCTAACCGCGCTAACACGCTCACGATTGGAGCCATGAAAATGTCATCGTCTCTATGTTTTGCGATATTTGTACCTAACATCTATGATTGCGCCAGTATCTGTCCCACGGCAAAGCCCACCCGCCGCTCACCATCGCACAATTGATATCTCCATGTCGTGGCGACACGCACCATGATGCTGTGCGTTTACCTACTGCGGAACCGTCTGATCGACATTGCAAAGGGAGACCATCTACAAGGATATGCCCATAGCGGCTGACGCCCGTCGGAGTGCCCAAAAGATCGACCAAGGCATCACGGCTAGCAATCCCGCTTGCGTTTGGGCACGGATGTCCAGCGGAGCAGCTGCTATCTAGTTCGCGCGCTGCAATCCCTGCAAGCCGCAGCCTGGGCCCTTCACTGCACCAAACGGGGCCGTCCCCATCCCAAACATGCGTCGGCGTGCAGGTAAAGTTCTGTCCGCGCGGAATAATAGGTACGTCAGCAAACGCCGCTGATGCGAAAAAAGCAGCAATCAGTGCGCTGAAAACAGATCTGTAAAACCAGATAGTCACCGGCATCTTACCTTTCTCAGGAGTATGTCAGCGCTTAGTATCATAGGCTGCAATAATCGAGAAACCCTGAATGGGCCTGCAGCGGCGGCACTTCGAGGCTATCGGGGTAGCAAAGGCAGATCAGTTAAACCAGGCCGAGGTCTTTCAGGCAGCTGGCGGTATCCATCAGCTGATGCGTGGGCACTTCAACCGTGATGGTGAAACTGTCGGCGGAGGTGCTGGCGTAAACGCCACCATCGTCCATCAGGGCCATTTCGATCTCGTCGAGCACGACTGTGATACGACTGCGGTCAAACTGCTCGGGCAGGTTCCTGATGGGGAGGCGGATGCTGGTGGTTTCCATAAGGTGTACTCCAGGTGTGTTTTGCTCGATCAGCTTCGCTTTGGCGTGGAGATATATCCAGTGAATTGTGTTCAAATTCATATGTTTAAAGTTAATTCTTAAGGTCAGCACATGTCAGCAGCCACCCAGCCCATCGGCGTGATCGCCAAGCTGCTTGATCTGTCGGAGCGGCGGGTCCAGCAGCTGAGCCGGGAGGGAGTGATCCCGAAGGCGGAGCGCGGGCAGTACGATCTGATCGGCTCGGTGCGCGGCTATGTGCGCTACCTGCGCGATCAGGCCGTTAAGGCTCAAGCGGGTGCGCCAGACTATGCGGCAGAGCGAGCACGGTTTATCCGAGCCCGGGCCGACCTCGCCGAGATGGAGGCGGAGGAAAAGCGCCGCTCACTGATTGCTGCGGACCAGATCGAGGCGGCATGGATTGCTGTGCTGGCGCTTCTTAGAACCCGCCTGTTGGGGCTGCCGGACCGGTTGGCGCCACAGATTTTTGACCAATCAACCGTCGGAGATACCCGGAACCTGATCCGTGCCGCTATCCGCGAGGTGCTTGATGATCTCGCGCAGCCAGACATTGAATTTGAGACCAATCTTGACCTTGAAAGGATCGCCGATCCTGAGGCGGACGGTGAAAGCCGCGCTGGCGGTTCTCAAGCCGCCGCCGGACCTGACAATAAGTGACTGGGCTGACCAAAATCGACGGCTGAGTTCAGAGGCCAGCGCCGAGCCCGGACAGTGGCGCACGAGCCGCGCGGAATATCAGCGTGGGATCATGGATGCCATCTCTGATCCTGCGGCGGAAACCGTTGTGATTATGTCGTCAGCTCAGGTAGGCAAAGCGCTTGCGCTTGATACGCCGCTCGCTACGCCGACCGGTTGGAGCACGATGGGCGATGTGCAGGTCGGTCATGTCCTCTTCGATGAAACCGGTGCGCCTTGCCGCGTCACAGGCGCGACGGATGTGATGGTCAATCGACGCTGCTATCGTGTCCGATTTTCGGATGGGAGTTCGATCATCGCCGATGCCGATCACCTCTGGGAGGTCGACAGCGATAGACCAGTGCGCGCGCAGGACGCGATGAGGGACCTGTTCCATGACGATCCACCGTGCAGTTCTGACGACACAGGAGATTGCTGAAACAGCCCATTACTTTGGTTCGAAGAAACGGAACCGATACGCCATTCCCGTTGCTGGCGCGCTGCAACTGCACGAGAAGGCACTGCCGATACC